TTGTACCCCAAGGTGACATCGGGTTCAACTCCGTGTTGCGTGTGAACTTCACCCCCCGCGGTCATTACATGGCTTCACAGAACAAAGTGTACCTCACCAACTACATCAACGCTGTCCAAGTGATTGAGTTAGGTGGTGCTGGTGGATCTTCAGAGGACCTAGGGTTCGGCGCAGTCGAAGGCGGCTTCGTGGCTAGCTCGGCACCCTCACAGGTTGAAGAGGTGGTCGTAAGTGAGGCCTCGGAGTCTGGTGAACAGCCTGACTTCTAACGAGTCTTAAGGTCCGACCTATACCCAAGGTCACCTAAGACCACCAAACGCCTCCTAGGGCTACGTAAGACAGCCCTAGGGGGTCCCTATTGAACCTAATGAGGACCTGCTGATGCCCAGAAGTAAGCGCAACGTGTACCGCTCAGGTTTAGAGCAACGAATCGCCCATGACCTAGAGAAACGAGGGGTCACCTTTGAATACGAGTCGTTACAGATACCGTACCAAAGGAAACTCTCGGTGTACAATCCGGACTTCATCCTTCCTAACTCTATCATCATAGAGGCTAAGGGAAGGCTGACCACAGCGGATCGAGTGAAGATGCTTTTGGTGAAAGACCAACATCCGTACCTTGATATCCGCTTTGTGTTCCAACGAGCACAAAACAAAATCCGTAAGGGATCAAAAACCACTTATGCTATGTGGAGTGATCGTCATGGATTCCCATGGGCTGAAAAGCTCATCCCCCTGAAATGGATACGTGAGACACGTAAGAACCCAAAGAGAGAGATAGAGACAAATGAGAAGTAACTTAGTACCACCCGTAGGTGACAGAAAAGGCTCAGACCTCCTTCGAGGCGTTTTCCTGATCTTCCTAACCCTCCAACTTTGTGATGTGATTACTTGGTCATGGTGGTGGATCACAGCTCCTATTTGGGGTGATATTCTCCTCAAGGAATGCGCCAAACGAGTCAAATCTATAATTGTGACGCTTGAGCGTATGGTTACAGAGACACGTAAGGACACCGAATAAGATGGAACTATCACCAACTGAACTAAAGGCCCGAACCAAAGGCCTCAACAGACGCCAACGGCGAGCCCAAGCCCGTGAATCTTGGGACCTGTTGGAGCTGTGGCGTGACCCAGAGTTTGAACACCTGTCCCGCCCAGCGGCACGCAAGGCCTCTTGGGATCGCTATTGGAACATGTGGCGCAAGGGTGACCTAGAGTTAGCCAAGACTCAAGCTAAAGCGAATCGGAAGACCCGTAGGTCTGGTTTGTTTAAGCGTATGTTGAGCCGAGTGTTCGGAGGAGACCAAGGATGACTGAAGAAAACCAACAGATATTGATGGACTACATAACTAAAGCCGCGGACTTTGGAGCCGAGCAGGCACCTTTAGTTGCTCAGGAGCTATTAGCCTATGGGTTCTGGAGCAGCCTCTTGGTGGGTGCTGCAGCCTTGGCGGCTTTATCTGTCACTGTAGCAACTGCAGCACGCCTCTATAAGAAGGACCAGCGCATGGATAACTACTCAACCTTCCTAAGTACGCTTGTGGCCTGCATCGTAGGTTTAATCGCACCCCTTATTATCATTGAGGCGTCCCTCCGCCAACTCCAGATCCAGACCGCGCCTCGTGTGTACGTCCTTGAGAAGATGGCTGATATGGTTAAGAGTGAGTAAAGGCCCCTGCCCCGCATGTCCCTCGTCTGATGCCTTCCACACGTACCCTGACGACTCGGGGTACTGTTTCTCTTGTTCCCACCACACCAAAGGTACCGGAGATGAACCCAACGAACCCCCAAGGAGACCTAAGGACATGAGCGGAGTCATATCACATCTCGACTTTAGGCCTCTTAAGGCTCGTAAGATCTCCGAGGAAACCTGTAGGAAATACAACTATGGCTACCACAACGGAAAACAATACGCCTCCTATTACGACAAAGACAAACGACTTGTGGCCCAAAAGATCCGAGGCCAAGACAAGCAGTTCGCCTGTGTCGGGGACATGGGATCCGCGTTGTTGTTTGGGCAACACCTGTACCCCTCGGGAGGCAAGAGGCTCGTCATCACAGAGGGTGAAATTGACTGCCTTTCGGTCTCTCAGGCCCTAGGGTCTTGGCCGGTCGTCTCGGTACCCTCAGGAGCTCAATCGGCTGCTAAGGCTATCAAAGCTCAACTCACGTGGGTCGAGTCGTTCCAAGAGATCATCCTTGCCTTTGATGCTGACGAGGCTGGATCTAAGGCTGCTAAGGAGGTGTGTCAGTTCTTGAAACTGGGGCACACCAAGGTGGCTCACTATCCTAAGGGTCTCAAGGATGCCAACGACTGCCTGAAGGCTGGGATGGACTTGGGAAAGATCATCCTGTTCTCAAGTCAGCCCTATAGACCAGATGGTATCATATCAGGCACCGAGCTGACTGATGAGCTTTGGGATCACTACGAAGGTAAGCAAGCGGACTCCTATGCCTACCCGTATCCCAAGTTGACTGAGCGTACCCATGGGCAACGCAAAGGCGAGCTGGTGATGTGGACCGCAGGTACAAGTGTCGGCAAGTCGACCATCGTGAATGAGGTGCTGTACGATCTCTTGACTAACAAGGGTTGTAAGATTGGGGTGGTTGCCTTGGAGGAATCTAGGAAGATCACAGGTCTTAGGTACCTATCGATGTACACCAATAAGCGTCTACATCTTGATGCTCAACAGGTGTCTAGGGATGAGTACAGTAAAGCCCTAAAGGCGACCACGGAGTCTGAGCGTATGTTCCTCTATGATCACTTCGGCTCCACTGAGTCTGCTTCGTTGTTAGATAAAATCAGATACCTAGCTGTGTCTATGGAGTGCGACTTCATCGTCCTTGACCACATATCCATAGCGGTCTCTGGGATCCAAGGGGATGACGAACGGAAGGTCTTGGATGTCCTGATGACAGGGCTCAGGTCTCTTGTTGAACAAACAGGAGTCGGTATCCATGCCGTGTGTCACCTAAGGAGACCTAAGGGAGACCGAGGGTTCGAGGACGGTGAGCGGGTAACCCTAGGTCACCTGCGTGGCACGGGAGGCATCGCACAGATGTCAGACACCGTGATCGCAGCCGAACGAGACACCCAAGATGAGGACTCAGGTACCCACTTGAGAGTGTTGAAATGTAGGTTCACAGGAGACTCAGGTCCCTGTGATACCATTAAGTATTCCAAGGAGACCGGAAGGTTTGACTTGGTGAGCGAGGGAGCTTTGGAGTTCCCCACTGAAACCATAGATGAAACTAAGGAGGACTTTTGAGATGACTTACGCTCACCTAAGAGCTGTGCAGGCTGAGGCCTCTATGCTAGTTTACGGTCATCCCTACGGTCCCTCTGGTAGGAACCGCGGTAAGACCCTGATGACTGAGTGTATGAACCTGCTGCTACAAAAGAACAACCAAAGAGAGATGAAACAAATGACAACAATTAAAGTAAAACTGATGGAACCTATTGCAGGTTATGAGGATGTGGCTGAGTACCGGTTTGCGTCGACGGGGGAGCATAAACTTCAGACTTGTGGCGATATTGAGACTCAACGTCAGATATCCCCCACGCTAGTCCTAACCCCCAAGGTATCCCTAGCTGAACAAATGGGTCTTGAGGTTGGGGCTGTGTATTATAAGAATGATAACTGCGTAGNTATTGAGGTCACCGGCGACTCCGAGTGTGAGTATCACGACACATGCGATAGAACCCTTCTTGTNGGTAACTCCTCTAAACATAAGCTGAAAAACGCATGCCTAAACGGTCAGTGGCGCAAGGTAATCAACGCCGATGGTACCATGGTGTACGGCGACATCGAGTGGGTAACCGTGGGCAGTAAAGAGGTCACCAAAGCTGACCTTAGGGCCGCATGTGCCGACGAGTTCGCCGTACCTGCCTGCCGGAGCCACGCCAAGACCTGCTGTGTTTGCGATGGAGTCTAAGGACACCCCTAAGATAACCACACAGGCGGGGAAGGGAGACCAACCCCGACCTGTGAACCTTAAGAAATACGGAGACAATTATGATGAAATCAACTGGCATGATCGAGATGCCCCCGCCGGCCACCATCAAGATGACCCCACCGGATCTCGAAAGCCTCGAAAGAGGAGTTGAGATCCTGCTAAGGATTCACAAGGCAACCATAGGCCACACCTCTCTCAGCGATGAGATGATAGAGCTCGAGCTTGATTGCCTAAGGTCCCTTGGGTATATCGCAAGGACCATTGGGACCTATGGGATGACAGAGGTACACGTAACCAAGGAGGCAACAAAGGATGACTGAAGCGATTCTCACTATCTCAACGACCTTACATTTGATAGGTTTGATGACTATAGGATACGGTTTCTACTGTATAGGTAAAGATCTCAGGAGGTGGTGGCGGGATAAACACAGTCAGTCCCGTCTTATCCGCGCGAAGATCGACGGACTTAAGACGGAGCACGCGTCCCTTATTGAGCAAATCGGTAAGATAGAAGAGAGCCGCTGGGCTTATCATAGGGAGCTGGTAGGTAGGCTGGAAAGACTAGAGGAGGCAACAAAGGATGAAGATTGATATAGAGTTAAACGTATCTGATGCGGTGTTGGAACAGACCCTCGATCTACTTGAGGATCTAATTGATACTAAGATCAACGCACAAACCGACTCTCGGTACTACGATGATATCCACGGTATTCGAAAGAGATTTGCTGATGTATTCCTAGGGAGGAATGAGACCGATGAAGATTGATGAACGACATAGCGGCCCAATGATTCTTGGGTCTATTATTAAGGACCCACCGAGTCACCGCGAGTCACGCCATTTCTTGTCCACTTGGGGTGCTAGGGTGTACCACAGTGGAGGTACGGCCCAAGAGATGCACGAGTCCGTGAGGTACCCTCAACCTAAGTCCAGTAAGCTCATTTTCGATTACTAAGGAACCCTAAGGAGACCATAGGACATCGCAAAAAGTATACTTCGACCTTGAGACCGATGGTCTCCACTTTGATTTCACAAGGGTCCATTGCATCTCCCTAGCCACCAATGATGACGAGGTCCGTCTCTACATCAACCGCAGGGATGCGCATAGGGTTCAAGTGAAACACCACGGGTTTATTGAGGATGCTGTGGAGGTTCTTAAGGACGCTGATGAGATCATAGGACACAACATCTTGGACTACGATCTGTTGGTCCTTGAGAAACTCTAATGGGGTTTCAAACGGACCCACTAAAGTGTTACGACACTCTGTTAGCCTCGCGAATCATCTATGGTGACTCGTTACAGAAGCACTCCCTAGGTGCTTGGGGTGAACGCCTTGGGTGTTCCAAGGGTGACTTTGGTGAGACCACTGATTGGCAGGAGTTCACGTCATCGATGGGTTTGTACTGCAATCAGGATGTGGAGGTGACACGGGCTTTGCACAAGAGCCTCATGAAGAAACATGAGCTGCACCTTCCGTCATCCGTATGGGATACCGAGCGTAAAGTCGCTCTGATCATACGGAATCAGAAGATGCATGGGGTTTTGTTTGATGAACCTAGGGCTCTTAAGCTGTACGCCGAGTTGAGCCGGGAGTACAACCAGTTCGCTTATAAGATGAGATCTCTGTTCCCACCTATCTTCAAGACCAAACACAGTTATACCAAGTCCCGTTTCGTCCCCAAAAGAGACAACAAGAAGCTCGGGTACAAAGAGGGAGTCGAGTGCTACAAGGTGGAAGTCGCAGAGTTCAACCCGAACTCGGGGGCGCACATCATACGGGCTCTTAAGATCAAGTATGGGTGGAGGCCTACGGTTTTTACGCCCTCGGGAGAGGCCAAGACATCTGAGGCGGTCCTGAGTGTCCTCCCGTACCCTGAGGCTAAGGAGTTGGCTAAGATCTCGTTCCTTAAGCAGCGCCTAGGGATGCTTGGGGATGGCAAGGGTTCGTTCTTGAACTCTGTTCGTTCTGATGACGGACGGATCCATGGGGATGTCAACACCAATGGGTGCGTCACAGGCCGCATGAGTCACAGCAAGCCTAACATGAACGTACCTAAGACCCGTGTGGGTCCTGAGGGAGTCCTGTGGGGTGAGGCGGGGATGTGGGGTGCTGACTTCAGAGCCTTGTTCAAGAGCCCACCAGAGCGTGTGATTGTAGGCTGTGATGCCTCTGGACTTGAGCTACGGATGTTGGCCCACTACATGAGTCGCTGGGATCGAAGGGAGTACACCAAGGTCATCCTTCATGGTGATATTCACTCGGTGAACCAAAAGGCCGCTGGGTTACCCACTCGAGATCAAGCCAAGACCTTCATATATGCTCTGTTGTACGGAGCAGGTGACGCTAAGATTGGATCAATCATAGGCAAGGGAGCCTACGCAGGCAAGAAGCTCAAGAAGAAGTTCTTCGATAACCTGCCTGCTCTGGGACACCTAGCTGAAGCCGTGTCAACCAAGGCTCGCCAACAGAAACACCTCCGAGGTCTCGACGGTCGTATCCTAAGAGTCCGACATCAACATGCTGCTCTCAACACCCTACTCCAAGGGGCTGGCGCCTGTGTTATGAAGTGGGCCTTGGTAAACCTCTGGGAGACCGCAGACCCCAAGCGGTACGACTTCATCCTTAACGTACACGATGAGTACCAAGCGGAGGTAGACATGGACTACGCTGAAGAGTTCGCAAGGTTGGCTGAGGAAGCCATCCGTAAAGCTGGGCGAGACTTAGGACTTAGGTGTCCTTTGGATGCCGAGGCTAAAATAGGAAACAACTGGCAGGAGACACATTGATATGGGAGTTGATGCAGAAATACATTTTGAGTTGGATATCAACAGGACCAAAGGTTACCCTGAGAATCTCCTTACGATACCTGTGGAACCTGAGTGGCTAGGGTTTCAACCTAAGGAGCCCTATCGTATGTACGAAGTTAACGACCTTGAACATTTAGGCCGATACTTCTCCGAGGATTACCCTAGAGGCTATTGGCCCTCATACGCTAAGATACTTCTGGAGTTACTCAGGGCTCCCGCAGTGGGACGCGTGTGGTACTTTGGTGACACTATAGACTACCCTCACGAGGAGGAGCACATGACCTTAGATGATTTACACGAGTTGAACAAACAATGGGTCGCCTACGGGCAAGTGTGGTACGACCGATGAACACCATAAACACCGGAGGGCCCTTGATATGATGAACGTAGAAGACTTACTAAAACAACTAACTTTGATCCCGAAGACGGCAACTGTTTACATCTCCTCTGATCACGGACAGTGTCCTGAACCGGCTGGGCAGGTATACCTAACAGAACAAACTGGAGTACTTCCTTACGATGGAGAGGAGCTCGAGTGGCGATCTATGCCACTTGATCCTAAAGAACTGCTTGGACGCAAGATCACAGGAGTCTTGATCGTATGAACACCTTAATATTCACATGCGCCTTAGTATCCCTAGGCTCCCACCTGATCATACTTTATCTACTTCTGTTCCCTAAGCGTCCCGAGACCATCTCGCGATGGCTCTTCGGGACCACAGAGATGTCGTACGACTGTGACCACTGCGGATCACCTGTACACACGAAGTTCACCAACACTACAGATAGGATGCTTGAGCATACCTACTGTCCTTGCTGTGGAGAGCCGCATCGCCTATGACCAACCCCGATGACCCATGTAACCACAGGTACCGTAATATCGTTACGGATGCCTGTGTGATCTGTGGACAGCTAGATAACCCTAAGGAGACCGATGACATGTTCGTATACCTAGATGAAGCTGGAGATGTGTGGATGGAGATCGAAGGGTCCACCTATTGGTGGGACTCTGATACAGAAATGTGGTCTCTCCATCGTCTGTGGCCGATACTTAAGCGGAAGGCACAGAGGATCCTTATGACCCGCCGAATCACCAAACAATGTGACGAGTGCTTTAATACCTATACCATGAAGTGGAGACCTACTAAGGAGACTGAAGATTTGAAAGAGATAACAAAAGAATACATCCAACGTGAGGACGACTACCAACCCTGCATGGATCCCCAAGGCCCCCTGCCCGACACAGGAGCCCGTAGATCTTGGGACACCGGAGCAGTCCGTGATGCATCTGAGGGTAAACCTGAGATCACCCAGATCTACCCAGAGGCTTTACTACGGTTAGCCAAGCGGGGAACTGACGGTGCCAAGAAGTACGAGGATTATAACTTCACCAAGGGGATTCCTCTGAAGACCTATGTTGACTCTCTGTACCGACACCTTGCCGCCTATCAATCTATGGATACCTCTGAGGATCACCTCGCTGCTATCATGTGGAATGCTATGGGTCTGATGTTTACCGAGGATCGGATTAGTGATGGGAGTCTACCTCCTGAGCTAGACGACCTCTTTGATTGGGGCTTGAAGAAACGATGAAACCGTGGCAACAAGAAACAATCCCAATATGTGTCTGGGCATGTATTGTCGGGGTCGTCAGCTTTATAACCAGCGAAGGCTTCTGGACCGAAAAGGCTCTCGAGAAACAAGCGATCCATCAACAGAAGCTCGATGAAGCCGAGGCCCTCGATGACCGTCTCAAGAAGATCGAGGCCACCCAACAACTCATCAAGCAATTTCTGAACCAAGTAAGCGGAGGGCACTAGATGGACGCTAAAGACTTAATGGACGTGATCGAGCCGGCGTTACTTGGGGTATCCATCCCATCTCTCACAGGCTCTAAGGCTCAGGTCTATGACCTCGAGATAGCACTCAAGTGTCTCACCAATGACGGCATGAGTTTAACTGATGCCTACGAGTGGGTGAGACGAATGAATAACAAGTATATCGGAGGGCCTAACCCAGTGTTTGTGACAGATGAATATGAGGACAAAGGGGACCTTGGGTGGACCGTAGGAGGCCTAGGGTGATCAAGACAACCCTAATTGATGCTGACATCGTGACCTTCCAAGCAGCCGCTGGAAACGAACAGACGTTATCTTGGGGGTCCGATGGGTCCTCCTTGATACTCGATCCTGATCTTGCGCTGTTCAAGTGTCGCGAGAGGATCTCTGACATCCAAAAGCGAGTGGGCTCTGAGGATGTTCTCCTATGTTTCTCTGGGTCTGCTAACTTCCGATATCAGGCTCTCAAGACTTACAAGCATAACCGAAGAGGCAAGCGCAAACCTAAGCTCCTAGGGTCT